ATCTATCTGTAGTGCTACTGCAAATCCTGAACCTTCTACTGATTGTCTTACTAATGGAACACCTGATGCATCATATAGTGAACTACCATATTTAGCTGCTCCGTATTGTCCTGCTCCTCCTACACTTGGTAGTGCAATTTTTAAAGGTTGTGGACTATTTTGATCGTCATAATTATATCTAAGAGCTAAATTTGCATCAATACTTGTACCCTCACCTTCATAGTTTAGGTTAACTCTTTGCATATATTTTCTTATACCTGGATCACCCATTACCATATCAGGTGATCTATATACTGCTTGTATAGTTGTAGTTGTTGCTCCTGTTGCAAATGTGTTACCTGATTCCATTTTATATATAAAACCATCATAACCACCAAATACTTGAGTTTCAACATTACTTATAAAATCTGAATCTGTACAAGCTGGTTTAATACCTACCATATCTGCATACTCAAATCCTATAGATCCTGTATTAGGATTATTTTTTAATACTCCTATAATTCCTTTTGATGATAATTGTCCTCTAGCATCAACTGGATAAAATAATCTATACTGTGATTTATCCCTAATAACTAAAGATGTTATTCTATCTAATGTTATATCATCAATTCTAGATTGTATCTGTCTGGATATAGATCCAAGTTCAACGTCACCAATTCTTGCCGTACCAGCGATAGTTCTTAAACCATCTGGTGCTAAAAATATAACATCACCACCAATCTCTTGAATGCTACCACCATCTCTGCATCCAATATTTCTTGTAACTTCCTGTACTGCAAAATTACTAGATGTTGTACCTGTTAATTTATAAATTCTATCTTGACAGAATATAATTAATTCATTCCTAAATACTTTTAATCCAACAACAGTTGAGTCAACTTTAAATGATCCTGCACCACTGCCAGTTGTAAAATTATCTTCTTCAAATGGTACACTAAATATAATCTCTTGTGAATTAGTTGCACCAGCATAAAACATATGGTTTTGAAATGCTTTTACAAACTTAGGATTACTTGGGGCTGTTCCACCACCTGTTGCATTTACAACATCAACTGCAAAACTTGAATTAATTATCTGTGCAGGAGAATGTCCTGTTGCAATTATAAGTTTATCTGTACCATCAAAATTAAATTTTTCAAAATCGTATGCTATAGTAGAAGTGCCTAATCCAGTTGCTAATGTAGTAAAACTACCACTGGTTGTGCCTCGATGTATATCCCCACCTCTAGCTGCAATAATTTGTCCGTTAAATATTATAGAACAATCTAATGTTAAACTACTATTACTAGATCCTTGTGGTACTATTGTAGTATTATATTGTGCTGTTCCACTAACACGTCTATATCCACCTTTTATATCAGGTTCAAAGTTTTGTAATATTAATGCTTCTCCAGGTTGCATAGAGAATACATCTTTGTTTAATGTTAATCCTCCAGCACAACTTACTACAAATGGTGATATTAAATCTGTAGTTGGCATTATCTATCTGACATTACATTGTATACTCTAACATCTGATCTCATATAATCAGCTTTAGTAGAGTAATCTGTTTTTAATAATCTTAATTTTCTTTGATAATCTCTATCTGCTAATTGTGCATGTTGTGGATCTGATCTAAGCATATATGTATAATACTTTGCTCTATCAGTTATTAATCCTGAAAATCTATCAGGTAAACTCATGTTATCACCATGTGCAGATAAATCTGTGTGTGTTGTATAATAATTATATGATAATGTTAATTCATCATCACCTGGTATAGGAGTTACACCAAAAGCTGTAAAGTTTGGTAATATATAAACTTTAGCTGGTGTTCCAAATACATCACTATCATTTCTATCATCTATTGATTTATAATTTTGTAAATAATCATCATATGATATATATAAAACTTTTTGTCTAGTTACATCACTTCTAGAACATCTAACATAATCTACATCTAATTGTACACCAGATGCCTCTACATATATAAATGAAGTTGTTGCTGTTGCTGTAAATCTAGTATTTAATATAGCACCCTGTCCAAAATCAGATACAGTTAATGTAGTACTTAAATTTTGTGTTCCACCTGCTGAAGTTCCTACTCTTACTATTAATCCAGTGCCAGAACTATTTACATCTAAAACTCTAATTTGTAATTTATATTCTTTATTTACAGTTGTAGTAATAGATTGATATGCTGCTGAACTGTTTAAATTTAATCTACCATTTCCACTAGAAGTATGTGAAGGTGATCCATCACCAGTAGTCCAGCTAGTTATATTAGATGCAAACTCACCATTAGTTATTAATTCCCTTGGGGCAATAGTAAATGAGTCTCTGTCTATTTTTCTAAAATCTGTTGGAAAATCATATTCAGAATCTCCAGTAGTTAAATTTTGTGTTGTTCTAGCATATAATAAAGGTATCTCAGCTGCTTCATTATAAATATCATTTATACCTTTATTTACAAAATCTTTAACAGCAGTTTGTATACCCCTACTAGAGGCAAACGTACTTGATGTTAATTCTGTTTCATTAAGTTCTCTAAGTACTTTATTTGTTAGTGTTAGGTAAGTTGTTGCCATTTTGTAGTAACTCTATTATTTTATCAAGTTTTTGTTCTTGATTGTTAATTCTATTTTCTAAATTACTCATCCTTACTTTAGTTGGATCCATGACAATTCTTTGTCCTGTACTTGCTCTAGTTTTTTTTCTTAAATCATGTATAGCCATTTTATTTATTCTCCTAAGTTGTAAGGGGTAATATAATAAGGGGGACATATAGCCCCCCTTAAAATTATACAGTATTATACTGCTGTATCGTGTTGCGTAGCTGTGTTTCTGTCAGTTTCATCAATTCCTGAAACATCACATAGAATAGCAAAAACACGGAT